TCTAGGTACAGTGTTATGGAAAGTATCTGCTGAATTGGAAGGATTACCAGCAGCAAACAGATTTGCTGAGAAATCTGCCAGGTAATCTTTGTAGTATACCTTCGTGGGTGAATTTACATTCGATACGGCATCTTTTGCCTTAGAAAGACTTAAGTGCTTTTCAAGAATGTTACCTTGAACTCCACTAATTGTTCCCTCGTCATCAATGACGACAACGTGGATAGCATCACCATAACCATTTCTAGCAGTAGAATAGTTATTAGCAATCGGTTTTGGTGCTATGGACTTCCAGAAAAGGGTGCTGTTCTTCAAACTTACAGTTTGTTGATCGTACCAGTCCTTAACACTTGCTACCGTAGTGGCGTGTCCAAGTCCAGTGCTATTAATACCAGAGGAATTAACATAATGCAGTGCTGTTCCTGCAGCAAATGCGGCACTAGCGTTTGATTCTGCGTAAGTAATTCTGGTCTCTGTTGCTCCACCACCGACAGTTTCTACACGAGAAACCACCTTAACATCAAGTGTACTCGCCCCACCGCTAGCGTCAGTGGTGATACCGGTAATAATGCCCTTCAGGTATCCTACAAAAGCAGTAGTGGTTCCAAGTCCAGCGAGAGTCGTGTTAATTGGTGCGGTTACACCGAAACCAATAGTAGCACCGGATTGACTTGGTGCAGTTGTTGCAACACCAACGATTTGGTCTGCAATGTCATCAATCGTACAAACTTTTAAACCATTTGCCCAAGAACCAGGATTCTTAGCAGCATAGTTATAGTTTGTTGCTTCGTCATAATTATTGATATAATCATCGTAGTTCTTAATACACAGAGTGGTGGTGCTTGCGATGCCAACACCAGCATTTGCGTTCTTAAGGTTAGCGCCATTGGTTCTAACTACCTTCAGAACTCCACCATATGAGAGATAAGATGATGCACTCATCCAATACTCATATTGCGAATCCGTTGATAGTGGCTTACCAAATACATTGATAAGATCTTGCTCAGTAGTTACATCAATAGGATCATCTACTGGTCCAAGCGGGAAGGGTCCTGCAATAGCACCAATGTTATCCAGTACATTACTAGCTCTTCCTACTGTTAAGTCAACCTCCCTGATTAATACACCGGGAGATAGTTGAGGAGTCGCCATGTTTTGTTTCTCCGTTAATCTCAGTTTGTCTAGGAATATTTATTAAAAAAAGTGTTTTCACAGGGGAATCCTGACGTGAACTACCAATCAGGATACTCCCACTTGACTGAAGATTTTTTTACCCTTGTTTTACAACACTCTTTACACTCATATGAATAAGAAGAGGCAACTGCTCCCCTATCTTTTCTTGTTCTGTAGAATCCATCAACCAAATTTTTTAGTTCTCCGCATACTCTACATTTTCTATCCTGAAGTAATAGATGACCCAGCTTAATCTGACCATCAAAATCCATCATCTATATTCCCACATGTAAGATCTATCTCCATACTCATCTATAGCAGCACTAAACCACCTATCACCATCTCCATCAACAAAACTTGAATCATCTAAACCATCACTCATAAATCCAAATGGTGACATATCCTGTTCAATTTGATTTTTTTGTTCCTCATATAATCTTTTTCTAACGTCTTGATCCGTCAGTTCTTTAAAGTAATCTTGTGCAACTAACCATGCATATATTACCAGGCACATTGCAAGGTCATCATTACAACCTTCTTCCGCTTCAAATGAATTGTGTTTTGATATGAATGTAGTTAGTTCTGAGATAATCTCATAATCATTGAAAATAACTTTGTCACTCTCAATCATTGTTTTGAGGTTAAGTGATCCAACCTTTTTAACGGTCTTACTCATCTTGACTCCAAGTTGAGTTTTCTTTCCAGAGAAACCCTGTCCAACAATTTGTCCTGCTCTACCTCTCATAGAACACATTAGTAGGTTTTGATACTCCAAATCATACTGTATAATGCTTGCAACTTGATCACCAATATCATTTACCTCACACAATATAAATGCATTGTTATAATTTTTAGATACATCATAAATGATATTTGGAAAAAGCATTGGTTTGATATCATTATTTCTGTACTTTGCGACTATCTTATGTGGGAACTGGGTAATGTCAACCACAATAAAAGCAGAGTAATCTTCACCAACACCTCTAGCTACGTCAACCGTACAAACATAATCATGATTCTCTATTGGTAACTCGTATACATCCAATCCAGCACTTTTTTTGATTGGAGCATCATATACTAAAGTTCTTAATTTACTTGGTGCAATCAGCGTATCAACTGATCCCAAAAATTCACATTCAAACTCAACCTTAAATTGTTGCTCTGACGTGTTAGAAATGGTCTGTTCTCTCCACACATCATCCCTACCAGGGACCTCAGACCAATGAACATCAGTAGGGATATATTCGTTCTTTCCTCTTTCCGCATCATGCCACATGCGATAGAAGTGATTCATTCCGTGTGGCGTCGAGACAATAATAACCTTCGTATTTTTACCACTAGTAATAGTAGGATAAACAGAGGCAAAAAACGAATCAGCAACGTGATTTGGAACAAATGCAAACTCATCCAAAAAGAGTATATTGAATGACATACCTCGGACAGCACTTGCGGAAGTTGAAGCAGCAAGAATTTTGGATCCATTTTCTAACTCCAGTGAACCTCTATTCCATACTAACACACCTTGCTGCATCCACTTAGGTAAGTTCTCATATGCAGTCTGTAATCTATTTAAGAGTTCCCTTGCCGTGGCTGCTTTGTTTGCCAGAATACCAATATTAACACTATCATTGAAGACAGCATAATGTAACAGGTAAGATACCACAGTCGTGGATTTACCAGTCTGTCGTGGCATTTTACAGATATTAAATCTATTGCCGTGAAAATTATTAATTAATTTTTCTTGAAAATCATAGGGATGAAACTGTGTCAATCCTTCATCAAGAGAAACAATCTTGATATAGTTATTGGCAAAATAAACAGGATCTTCCTTACATCGCATGAATTCGAGGATTTGATCCTGTGTGAATTCTATCGGTGTATTTGCTTTTTTTAAATTTGGATTGCCAAGGTATACATTATCAGACATAATTTACTCAGCAATTCCACTTTCTAAGAGATTTATTGATTCTGCTATCTGGGTCATTTGCAGTTTTAGAAGAAGTCAATTTCTTTTTCATTCCTTTCATTCTAGCGCAGAACGATGCGCGGCGGGGATTTCCAACCTTCTTGCTTGGTGCCTTAAGGTCAGATCCTGGATTTTCTCTTTCGTAAGACTTTCTTCCCTTTTCGTTGAGACCACCTTCTTTGTTTTTCCCTGCTTTCCTTGTCCACGCTGCTGCTTCTGCATGGAGGACTGGTTGCCCTGGTTCATAGTCCGAAACTGTGTAAGTTAATAGTTTCGCGCCAGGATACACTTTATCAATTTGATCTTGAATATCAGATCTATTTGGTAAAGATACTTGAGGGAAGAACATCTTCAACATGACAGATTGACTTCTAAATCTGAAGATGACGTTGACAATATTACCAGTCTTTGCTGGCATTCTTACTGCTTCTTCAACAGACTCTCCAGGACATTCTTTCTTGCCATGAACTGGACAATCTTCACCTTTATGGTTGTGCATACAACCTTTCTTTTCATCCAAAGGAGTTTTTGATACTAATTCAATTTCTTCTTTTTTGGTCTTTTTCTTTTTAACACAGTTTGGATATCTCTTTCCAAACATGGTCTTCATACCTTTCTTTTCATAACCGTCCCAACAATCTTCATCGAGCATTTCACTACCAATTCCCTTCGTTGCTTGTAGGGGTTCTGGTGTGATTACATCGACAGATTCGTAATCTGTTGGAGTGTAGTTATCTCTCCAGTTGGAGAATTCTTCCTTCTTAGTGCTATTGCCCCAATTGGCAGCACCTTTTTTACGACACTTGACCAGTGCTCCTGACGCATATGCACTTGGCCAAACTTTATAGCGTGACTTGACTTTATGGTAGCAAGCGTCTTTTTCTCCCGCTGCTTCATCAATGTCAATCTCGTCACCCACTTCAACATTATTTTCTGCGAACCATCCACGGTTTACTTCTAAAGCACACAGAACTTCTCCTTCAGAATTTACTGGGGTCTCGTTATATGGTTCTAATTGTTTGATGCTTTCGATTATTCCATCCTCTCTAATGAAAGCGATGTCAAGAGGAATTTTTGTCTCTTTCATATAGAAGGACTGCTGATCAACTTCATCAAAGATGAATAGCATTCCACTATTGATATCCAAACTTTCACGGAACATGAGTCCCAGATTAAAATCTCTAATGTTATTAGGGATCTCGATGTTAAGCGGTAAGGTTGTAAATTGTTCTGTTTTCACGTTAATTGCCTTCCCGGAACGATTCGGATTTGGATCTTGTTTTTGCTTACGACTAAACGCTGCGTCCTCTTCTTTTTTATTGAGGTTGCGTTTCATCTTACTGGAACCGCACTTTGGTTTTGTGGTTTGTCCAGGTTGTTTGGCACAGGGTTTCCCTGCGTATTTACCGCCCAATTGAACCCAACCAGGCTTCCCATCAGAAGAGCGACTCTTGCTAAACCAGTCGCGCAAAGAACTATCACCACTTTTCGATTCACTCACCGATCCCCCGTTGGATCCACCATTGCCACTCCCATTCCCATTACCACCATTGCCATTACCATTGCCATTACTACCACCATTTTTCTTATCATCAATAGAGTGACCATTTTCTTTGCGAAGCATTCCCTTTGGGTCTACCATGAAACCTCTGGGAATTGCTTTACATACTTTATCAGTATAGCAGTAATATTGTCCTGCTTTACATTTGCCGTTCTTAGCCATTCAACCAAAGAGTGCCTACTCCTTGTTATTTATCACTCCAACCCTCTTAAACTTCTAGAGCAGTAAATACAACCTTAAAAGTTGTCTCTGATGAGAATGCTGGATGTCCTATCAATCTAAGTGCTCCACCACTAATATCAGATGAGAATGTGGCAACTCCAATTGGTTGATTGATTATGCCATACTCAGCCTGATATGTATTAGTTCCATCATGAATAATATTAATAGTTGACATATTATAATTACTTCCTCTTGTAACCTGAACCTGATAATTTACAGATCTGTAAGTCGATGCACTTATGGACATCACAACTGCAGCGTTTGTACTCGTTGTAGTTAAAATACCCGACTGTATGTCACCAGCAATTAATTCAAGATTAGTGGCTGAAACAGGAGCAAATGTAAACTCTGAAGAAGATGCATCGTATCTTAAGAATCTACCATCACCAAGATTTGCAGTGTCAACATCAGTAAGATCGATTAGTTGTGTTGCACCTCCACTACCACCAATTGCTGTGCTAGCAATACCAACCCACTTTGCCCCATTGTAAATGAGCAGCTCATTAGTTCCAGTAGTTTGATCAAAGGTAACATCATCCAGATCCTTAATGAATCCAGCACCACCACCACCAATTGTAGCAATTTGTTGTTGAATTCTGTTTATGAATAGTTTATAATGATTTTGTAATTGATCAATAGTTACAAAATTTTGATCCAGAGGAGTTAACGGATCAGCAGAATTTTTTGTTGATGCATCTCCTGGAAGGGTCGGATTATCTTCTTTTAATATTGCCTTTTCATTAAACTCTGAAAGAATTTTTTCAATATATACTACCTTCTCAGATAAAGATCTATTTTTTTCTTCGATTGATTCAATTTGAAGTCTCTTTATGACATCTTTTACTTCTTCTTTGATACTATCAATACTTTCATTTTGTTTTTTAATATGCTTCTCATTAACAACTAGATTAAGTTCCAAGTCCTTAATTTGATTGGACATATTTTCTTCAAATTCACCTACTTCATTTTTGAGAATGTCATAATATTTTGTCGTACTAATATCTAGAACATTCTGTAGTTCTCTTACATCTTCTGCGATAGTTTCTTCAAAGAAAGAAAATTTCTTAGAAAACTTGTCAAGCTCTCCAGAGTATTCCTCTAATTTTTTGTTTTCATGAATTTCTCTATTTTTAAAATCTTTGTAGAGAGAAGTATATACATTAGATATTTCTCCGATTTTTTGCTTAGAATCATCAATAGTGGATTGCAATTCCTGAACCTTCGATTCAACTAATGAATCAATATCAGAGGTTTTTTCTGTAACATCATTAGACAGAAGTTCAATTTTTTCTTTGATAAACTCAACTTCTTCTAATACATTTTTTTCTAATTGTTTTACTTCTTTTTCAGATTTAAGCTTAGTTTCTACCAACAAATTACTATATTTTGGAATTTCATTTTCAGTAAATTCTTTAACCATAGAGGTTAATTTTTCAATGACCTCATCGTAAGCAGAAACTCTCTGCTCAGTCTTTATCTCAGTTTCAGCAAAAAGTTTTTTGTACTTTGGAAACTCTTCATTAACAAGATTACTTACGGTCTCATTAATATCTTTTGTTGTCAGTTTTAAGTCTTTCTTTAAATCAGATACAATATTTTCATTGACTGTTTCAATATCAGATAAAGCAATCGTAACTTCTTTATTTACGTCTTCTCGAATAGTATCAATATTTTCTTCTACAATATTTTTAAAATTTGAAAATCTAGTATCAAATCTAATCTCTGATTCTGATACTAATTTTTTATAATTTGGAATATCAACATCTACAAAATTTTCTACCGTCTGAGAAAGATCTGTAAAATCTTCTTTTATTCTTTCAATAGTATCTCCATTAATACTCTTTATCCTTCCTTCAATTTTTTTAATGGACTCCTCAACAAAGAGAAGATGAGCAACCATTGCCTCATCTAAATCCTCTTTACTAATTAATCCTTGAATATCTTCTTTTACTTCTGAGATCTCTTTAGAAATACTCTCAACTCTATCAACATTTTCTTTAAAGTTCTCAACTGTATCTGAGAAATCTGATATAGATTGAATATGATTTAAATTAGTTTTAAAGGCACTAAAAGCTTCAGATACAGTTTCAATTTTTTCCGAAGAAACAGTATCTTTGATTTTATCAAAATCGTTTTTATTCTTACCAAAAAAATCTGAAGGCTTCTTTAATGCCACGTTTAATATAACTCCGTCTCTATTATTTATTCTCCTCTTTTACGCCCTGTTTTAGCATCTTAGCAAGTTCTGCTGTAGAACCAACAAATAATGCATTATTGACAGTAGAGGGCCCGCGAGATTGTTTTTCTTCCTCAACATCCTTCAATTTTTTCTGAAGATCCATTAATTTATCTGTAGCGTCAGCAACATTTTTAATCAATTGACCTGCAACTTCATATGCTCTAGGCATTTCAAAAATTCCATTGATTGCTTCTTGTCCCTTTTCAATTATGCTATAAAGATTACCTCGTGTGTAGTCATAATCTTTTTTGATGTCATCTGAGGTTTCTTTTACTTTTTGAATTTTAGCATTAATAACTTCAGGTTGCACAATGTCCCCTTTGACATTGAATTCATCATTTAAACTATCAAACTTATTTGTCATGTTATTGTCCCACTAAATCCAAAGTCATCACCTTCTGCAATTAAGGAATTATCGGAAGCATTGATTACGTGTACCTCAGCACCCCTAAGGTGCTCTGTTGCAGTTGTTTTATCTTGTCCTCTTAAAACAGTTAGTTTATTATCTGTGATAGACTTAATAAATATACTCTCATCATCAATTACTATGTAAGACTTAGCGGTCAAACCACTTACACTCTCAACCTCAATCAACTTGGCAGTCTTAGTAGAGTCTACCGAAACTGTTGTAGCAGCATCACCCGTATAATTTTTAATCGCTCTCGGCTCAGTAGAATAACTGAGAGATCTTTGTGTATTTGCAGTATCTGTTCCAGTGAGATAACTGATAGTAGATTTCTTGATAATATCTTTGGTTGCGGATGTTGCCGGACCAAACATATATGTCTTTGCTGTAAATCTTAGGGTGTAAAGAAGAACCCTTCTAGTTGTAAAATCTCCGTCATAATCATCCTGCATCGTAATATTTTCAAGGATGATAGGAATATCGCGTTTCTCTTGTATCGCATCAACTAATTCAACAGTCAAATTATATGATGGTTGGAAGTACGGTAAAATTTGTTCTACAATTTGTAGAGCATCATCATTTAATTTGGACATAATGCTCAGTTCAAATTGCATATTATATGGAACTGGCATATATACTTTTTTTGATTCAGATCCATCATTCGGATCTTTTACAGTATATTGTTGTGTTGTAGTTACCTTTCTTGAACCATCGTATGTTAATCCAGTAAACTCAAATGACATTCTTGGCAATGTCATTGCTGTTGGTTTATTTAAATCTGGCGATTGCTCAAGTCTTGCCAGAAACTTTTGAGTGGGACCATAAGCCAAAGGAACTCTGATGGTATTGACTATATCATCAGAGGCATTAGTTTGTTTGATGGTTATAGAATTAAAAAGAGTACCAAAGGAAATGATGGTCCTCCTTAAAATTTCGTTATAAAAATATTCAAACATTTTTGATCCCTATGGAATTACTCTACAGTAAAAGTAACATTATTTAGGGAATACCGAATGGGTTCTGTTCGCTAAAGTCTATGATAGAATCTGCTTCATTTTCTATAGATAGATTATCAGCAAAACCATCATCGGATGGATCGATATTAATCAACCTAAGATCGTAAGAGGCACCTGAAGTTGATCCAGTAATTGTTTCGCCCACAATAAATTCTCCAGTTACAGTTGCAACTTGAAGCACACTGTCATCAGAATTCCAAATTCTAACTCTTCCGGTAGATCCACTTACAGATCCAGTTACAATTTCATTAAGTTGGAATGTTCCCGATCCAGTTGATTCGGATGCAGAAACGGTCACTTCTGGTTCTATTAAATATCCATAACCAGCATCTAGAATATTTAAATGTGATATTGTTCCAGCTGTACTTACAGTTGCAATTCCTGTAGCAGTAGCAATACCAACAACTTCTTCAAGATAATTCTTCTCTGATACTTCATTAGAAATAGTTACAGTAGGAGGTGTCAAATATCCACCACCACCAAAAGTAACAGCAATTCCAGTTACAATACCACAATTCTCAATACCAAATTCAAATACAGATGTAGCAATGCCAACATTTGTGGCAGACTCTGACATGGTTAGAGAATTAGACCCAATAGATTGTACAAAGATATCTGCAGGTATAAAGTTATATGGTTTATTGTATCCAACACTTAATCTTACTCTATCCCCTACAATAATATTAGTTGTTGTAATTCCAGTAATAACGCTAGATCCTATACCAACTGTACCTTCAGTCTTAATTGATGTAGATCTAATGGTTGCAATACCAAGTGCTCTAAAGTTTTCATCTGCTCCTCCAGGACTTGCTATAGAAACCGATGGTGCGGTTAGATATCCAAATCCAATATTAGTTGTTGTAATTCCATTAACCACTCCAGCATCTGTAATAGTGACTGTAGCAGTTGCTCTAACTGGTGATGGATTTCCACTGAAAGATATTACAGGTGCTGCAGTATATCCAAGACCAATGGTTGCTCCAGTACCAACACACCATGGATCTGTAGTGCTATTAAATCCAACTGATGTAACTATGCCTGATACTGGATGAATTGTTGCAATACCAACAGCAACTTGAGTAGGAGCATCTTGTCCAGATGAAGTCGATATGGCAACTGTTGGAGCAGTTGTATATGCTCTACCAGTTGTACTAAAGGCAATGGACCCCGGATTAACGGATGATCCGGCGATTCCAATTGTCGCAGATGCAAAACTTGTTCCTGGGTGATCAATCACTACTATTGGAGCACTAGTATAGAATCTACCTCCCGTGGTAATTGCAAGGGAATTTATTACTCCCCCAAGTGCTCTTGTGACAGAAGTTACCATTACACGGAAATTATTACTTCCGCTTCCACCCCTTGCTTCATAAAAATCATTGGATGGATTGGAACTTACTTCAAAGTCAATACCACCACTGACAGTTGTAAATCCAGTTACACCACCACTTCCATTAACAGAATCAATGCGAATTACTGCATCTGTTCCTCCCATACTTACATTATTTGGAACCAAACTAACTGTTTCATCTGCTTGATAACCACTACCAGCATTGGCTAGACTAACATTTTCTATAATTCCAGCTTGACTAGAGTTAGCAATAGTTGCAGTTGCTTGAGCAACATTTCCTGTGCCCGTAGGTAATGCAAACGTAACTGTAGGTGCTGTTTTATAGAATACTCCACCAGTTGTTCCTCCTGGGAACAGGAATGCAGATGCACCAATACTTATAGGGGCAGATACAATACTAACACCACCACCGACTACAGGACTGTCTAGGACTGCTGTAGCAGCAGCACCAACATGCTTTGGAGCAGATATGGTAACTGTGGGTGAGGTTGTGTAACCAGACCCTCCTGAGGATATTGTAACTATTCCAACACCACCTGTTGTGGAAATACCTACTGTTGCTGCAGCACCAGTTCCACTATTAGAAACGAATCTAACACCAGGTGGGTTTGTATATCCACTACCTGAGTTTAAAATTTGAACCTGTTGAACAGATTGTGCTCCTGGATTTGCACTTTGATTACAAACATTAATCCCACCAATCATTATTGCAGTGGCAATGCCAGTAACTCCTGCAGCTGGAGCGGAGGATATTGCCACTCTAGGTGGAGCAAGATATCCACCGCCTCTATTTGTTAATCTAATAAATCTAATAGCTCCATCTACAAGACCAGCAGATGCAGTTGCAGTTGCAGCTGCACCAATTAAAGTAAGTCTTTGAGTGCTTCCAATAATCGTGGATATACCATCTTCAGTTAATCCATCAGATTCTCCACCAATTAAAACATCATCAATATCATCAATACCTGTGGCAATAACCTCATCTTCATATCTAAAGAGTTCGCATCTTAATTCATAAACATAATTTTTTTGTAGTTGATAAAATGGTTTTTCATGCTCAACAAATTTAATCTCAAAAAGTCTATCCCCAAGAGGAAAATAAATTAAGTCTCCTTCTTTTGGTCTTGTCGATAATTTTATATTTTCTTCATTCTTCATCAAGGGAGAGATATAACTTTCAAATCTTTCCTTTGAAATAATTAAATTTAATTCTTGTTCTTGCTGTATTCCAAACTTTGATAATATTGTTGTGTTATCATTATATCCTTCAAAGTTGTCTATGTAAGCCTCAATTGGATATGCATCGTCAAATTTAGATTGTATTACTTCCCTAATAATTGTTTTTTCAGTTAAATACTTTCTTGGGAGATAATGCACCTCAACACCATACATTCTCAATTGTTCATTGATAAGATCCTGTATTAAATTTTGTTCGGACCTTGCCCCTTGCTGAAAATATGGATTAAGCATAAGATTAACCGATCATGTCAAGTGGTGGGAGTTCATAAGTGTTTGACATAATCTCTCTAATAACATCTAGTTCTTTTTGAGCGTCATCGTATATTTGTCTACCATTCAATTCAATTCCACCGGGAAGTTTGACACCCTGAAATTTTAATAAGTTTTGCCCCCACTGCCGTTTAATGAGTTGAGTGACATATCTCTTAAGAAATGAATCATTCCAAACCCTAGTAAATGTGTTTGGATCTAACAATCTGTAACAATCGATAATAAGATAATCATCCTTTGTAACATCTCCCCAATCAACATCTAAGTAAAGTCTGTCCTGTCTTTGATTAAATCTTATTTGCTTTTCGGTGTTTAATGCAAAGTCCATATCTTCAAGATATCTCTTTGTCATGGCATATGTCAATATCTCAGTAGAACTGAAATAGTACATGTCATTTAAGAACATCTGATATTTCACACTGAACATATTATTGGTCACAGTTTGTGAACCATCATATCTGAATATTTTGTTTATTCCAATAACTTGTGGGGGAACTTGAAGATAGTTGCTGTTTTCTTCAAAAGAAAATGTAACTGTAGAACCATCTATAGTTGAATCAGCAGTTGTTGTTACAATACCAACAGTCTTATTATCCCCTCTAGTCCTTCCTCTATCAATATCTCCTTGAGTTATTTTATATTTCAAGTATGTCTGAACTACACCATCAAAATGTCTTTCATGAAAATATTGAAGGGCATCATCTATTAGGTCATCAATTTGCTCATCAGCAACATTGATTTCTAAAACTGGTGCTCCCAGTTGCCTTTTACAATAGTTTATTAGGTCAGACCTACTTGCTGGTTGAGCCATGTATACACTAATTCCTTAATTGTATTTAGGTTCAGGATGAAATTGTATTAAATACATTTACGTTTCCACGAACCAATGGATATGTGGAAGATCCAACTGTCACAAGAACATCATAAACATATCTACCTTCAGTTAAAGCACTAGTTTCAGTGTCTGTAAGAGATATTTTCATTTTTCCATCGTAAGCACTAGTAAATCCAACTGTAAATGTATCGGTAGCTCCAAGAGTAGCACCAACAGCAACACTTTTTGCTATGGCACCTGCACCTGAATATCCTGTTAAATCAAAAGCAGCGTTTGAAGTGGTTTTTACATTAAACGTAGTTGAAAAATCTGTTCCACCATAGATGCTTAAATTTGCTCCATATGGAACTCCAGAATCAGGATCAAAAGTTACGTTTTTAGTTGCCATTTGTTGGTATACCTATTGAAACCATAGTTTCTTGTTGCTTATAATAAAGTTTACAGAAACACTTAGCAATATTTCTAAGTTCTTCCCTATCATCACAACTATCTATTTGACCGGCTATCTTTGTATATTCAAAACTTTTAGTTAGATTATCCAAAGTTATTTCAGTTGGATCCATTGATTAACTCCTTTAATAGTGACTTAATTTCGGAAATGTCCTCTTTAAGATTAGCAACTTCCTCTTCAATATTCTGTACCTTTTGATGCTCTTTATTTTTTACTTTACGTCTCTCAACGTATTTTTCATGGTCTAAAGAGTTTAGATTCAATATGGCACCAGTTTGTGGATCTCTTGCAAGATCCACATGACCTTTAACTTTATACATCATGCTAGGGCTAGAACTCTTAAGTTTTTAAATCTAGGTACATATGTTTGCGAATTTCCAAGTAATAAAACTTTAATTCTATAGCACTTAAATGTTGGTAATTGATCTATACTAAAGGTATGCTCCTTAAATTCAATTTGAGTGGACTCAAATCCATATGTGGGAGTTTTAGATACAAAGGAATCTGGTGTGCCATCATTATTAGCGATATCAATAATTTGACCCTTAGAATTTAAATTTTTATATCCTGGGAAAGGAACAAAAATAGGATTAAATCCATCTTTGTTGCTAATAGCATATAATACTCTAATATCACAGAAATCATTGATATGAGCATCTAAAATAACTTTTAAGGAAGTTGCAGGATTTTCCAGTTTTATTTCCTTAGAAATATACTGGCAAGCACTTG